GACCAGATGGTGAAAATCCATTAGCGATGTCTGAATTTAGTTCATACGATCAAAACCCTCCAAGAACGGCATTCATGTCTAAAGATACTCCTAGTTCAACATATCAAAATGCTTGTCCTATCCAAATAGTAGCTGACACATATTATCATGATGATGCAAATAATCTAGTGCCAGATGCTATAAATATTTATACTGCATATACAACACAAACTGGAACAACAGTATTAACTGCTGGTTACTATGCTATATATACAACTAGTGGTGTACGAGATGGGGATTGGATAAGAGTTGGTAATAATGGATTAATAATTGATATTGGAAGTTGTTAAAATAAATGTTTAAATTTGTAAAAAAAATAAATAATGGCAAATAGTTATTCGTGGGAAATTTCACAATTCAATGCTAAAATAAAAGAGGGTGATAATCAAAATGTTATTTATGAAATAATATTTGTTTATGTAGTATCTGATAATGAGGAAAATCCAACAACAGCTAGACAAATTGGTGTCCAACATATAGAATATAATCCAGAAAATCCTTTTATACCTTATGAAGATTTGACTAAAGAAATTGTTGTTGGCTGGTTAGAATCAACAGTTAATATAGATCAATTAAAACAAGATGTTGATGAATTGTTATATCAAAAGAAAAACCCAGTAGATGAGGTTTTATATCCAAACTGGAATGATCCAGTATAATTTTAAATTAATATAAAATGAGCAAACTAGAAGAAAAAGAGTTACAAGAATTAAAAGAATCAATAGCAAAACCAAACCAAATTGCAACTGAAATTGGTTTAAGATATATTGCATATCATTCATTAGATAAACTTGTTGATGCATTTAGTGAGGCATCTAAAGAGCAACAAGAGTTAATGAAATCGATTGAGGAAAAACATGGTAAAGGTTCTTTAAATATAGATACTGGCGAAATCACACCAATAGAGGAATAAAATGCCAGTTATAAATGCCAGTAGCTTTTTACTTTTAAAAGATACAACAGTTATTGGCCATTCAAGAAGCACTAGCTTTAATGTCAATGTAGATTTACCAGATGCAACTAATAAGGAAAGCAATGGTTTTAAGGAGGTTATAGCTGGAGTTAAAAGTGGCACTATTAGCTGTGATTGTTTAACTGATTATTCCGATTCATTAAGTTTTAGCCAATTATCTGAAATGGTTATAACTAAGGAAAAGGCAGTATTTTATTTTAAAGATATTGCAAATAATAAATTTTTACTTAGAGGTGAGGGGTTTGTGCAATCAGTTGATGAAACTGCTGAGTTCGAAAAAGCTACTAGTTTTAATTTAGAAATTAACTTGACTGGAGTGTTTACAATAACAGATCCGAGTCAAGGTTTGACTTGGGATAATGTCTTTGCTAAGTGGGAAGATATAGCAGATAACTGGGAAGATGTATAAATTTTTTATTTGTATATTTGTTAAAGATTAATAATTTAAAAAAAATATAAATATGACAAGTGGAGTATTTAACGGAACAGATTTAATTCTAAAAATCCATGATGGGACATCAATTTCTGCGGCAACTGCTGTTGGACATTCAACATCTTGTACATTATCACTTTCAAACGATTTACCTGAGGCAACAACTAAAGATTCAGATGGATTCCAAGAAGTTATCGCTGGTGTGATCAGCGGTGAGCTTAGTTTTGAGGGGTTAGTTGCTTATGATGATGATGCTAATGCTGCTGATATAAGTGATGTTTTAATTAATAGAAGATCAGTTACTTGGAGTTTTGCAACTGCTGATGCTACTGATCCTATATTTTCTGGATCTGGATTTATCAGCTCTATTGAAATGAGTGCTGAAATGGAATCACCAGCAACTTATAGCGGTTCAATTACAACGACTGGAACTATCTCAAAAACTAACTAAGATTAGTTGATTAAGATATAAAATAAAAAGGGGTATGGCTTGAGGAAACTATACCCCTATAAATATATAAATATGGCAAACAAAAAAAGAGGTTACTATACCTTAAAAATAGGCGGCAAAATGCGAACTATGCATTTTTCAATGAATTTCTGGTCAAACTTTACTGAGCAAATGGATGTATCTCTTGATAAAATAGGGGATGTATTTAATGGCGGTATATCAATAAAAGGCATTAGATCTTTAATATATTCTGGTTTATTAGCACATGATCAAGAACAAGGGAATGACATTGATTACAATGAGTTTAAAGTTGGAATGTGGCTTGAAGATTTTGATGCAGAAAATTTGAATGATATTGTTACATCAATGATGCAATCCAGAATATTAGGCAATGATCTTAATATGGGAGTTGCTAGAAATATCAAAAAAACTACTAAAGCTACAAAAGAGGGAAAGTAAATACCCAGCTGACTTGGGATAGTTTACTTGATTTTTATATTGGTCAAGCTGGGATAATGCCAAACATTTTTTGGGAAAATACTTGGAAAGAAAATCATTTACTTGGCGAATCATATATGATTAAAAACAATATGCTATGGGAACAATCAAGGTATATTGCAACTATGTTATATAATGTAAATTGTAACAAAAAAGCTCAAATGATTACACCAGATAAACTTTTCCCATTGCCTCAAGATGTTTATTTAGCTAGAGGCAAAGCAAAGTCAACAAAAGAACAATATTTAAAATTTAAAAAACGATTAGACAAACTAGAAGCTAAAAAAAAGAGTGGCTAGATTTTTTGTATTTTTACATAAAAATATTTCATGGCAAAGTTAAGATTAGATTTACAGTTAACTGGCTTTCAACAAGCATCTAGCAAATTAAAACAATTTGGCGATAAAATGAAGTCAGTCGGCTCAAGTTTATCTGCAATAAGTTTACCATTAGCTATTGCTGGTGGTGCTGCCATTAAAATGGGAGCTGACTTTGATAAAAACATAACTAAGATAAAAGCATTAGTTGGTGCATCTGAAAAGGATTTACAAGATTTTTCAAATGCATCTAGAAGAATGGCTAAAGAAACTGGTTTGTCATCAAAACAAACAAGTGATGCTATGTTTTTTATTGCATCAGCTGGTTTAGAGGGTGCTGAGGCAATAGCAGTTTTAGAAGCGGCATCTAAAGCTAGTGCTGCTGGTTTAGGAGATGTAGCTCAAGTTGCTGATTTGGCAACATCAGCACTTAATGCTTATGGAAGTGAAACCTTATCGGCAGAAGCGGCAACAGATGTATTAACAGCGGCAGTTCGTGAGGGTAAATTAAATAGTGAAGATTTGGCCGCATCTATGGGCCAAGTGTTGCCAGTTGCATCTAATATGGGGGTTAGCTTTAATGAGGTTGGTGCTGCTATGGCTGCCATGTCTAGAACCGGTACTAATGCAGCACAAGGTGCAACACAATTAAATAGTATTTTATCTGGGTTACTAAAACCGACAAAACAAGCTGAGGAGGCATTGTCTGAAATGGGATTGTCAAGTGCCGGTTTAAAACAACAAATAAAAGATGAGGGGTTATTAAGTGTTTTAGAAACTCTTAAAACAGAGTTTGATAAAAATAGTGATGCGGCAGCTGAAGTTTTTCCAAACATTAGAGCATTAAGAGGTGTTTTGGATTTAACTGGTGCAAGTGCTGAAACTACAAAAGAAATATTTAATGAGTTAAATAAAGCTCAAGGCGCAACAAAAAAAGCATTTGATGATACAGCTAAAAGCGCATCATTTAGATTAACAAAATCTTTAAATGGTGTTAAAGAATCTTTTGCAAAAGTAGGTACTGTATTATTAGATAAACTTTTACCTACTATTGAAAAAATAGCAAGTGGAATTGAAACCCTTTTTAATAAGTTTACAAATCTTGATGACACAACACAAAAAATAATAATTGCATTTGGCTTGTTTGTAACTGCCATTGGGCCATTATTATTAGCTGTCGGAAGTTTGACATCAATAATTGGTATAATGGGAAGTGGTTTTGCAACTTTGCAAATAGCTACATTAACTTTAAAAGGTGGTTTCGTTAAATTAACAGCAGCAATGATGGCCAATCCATTTATTGCTATTGCAACTGCGGTAGTGGCTTTGACTGGTTATCTTGTTACAATGGGTAACAAAATGGCTCCGCTAATTAGTAAATGGCAAACTTTTAAGAACATTTTAAAATCAGGCGGCTCATATTCTAAATTTGCTACATTACAATTAATTGATCAAAATGCCGCATTAAAAAAACAAAAAGAGGAAACCGAAAAAAATAATAAAGAACTTGCTAAACTTGGCGAAACTAATGTAAAAATAATAACTCCTATTGCTAACACAAATACTGCTTTAGAAACTACATCTACTAAATTAAAAGCTGTTAGTGTTAATGCTATTACTGTTAAAAATGGGTTAGCAAAAGTTGGCGAAAGTGTGGAAATTGTTGGAACTGTTTTATTAGAATCAATGGATCCAGTTGTAAAAAAAACAACCCAATTAGGAAATGTTTTAGAATATATAGCAAATGAAATGCCATTTATGTTTGCCGCAGCTTTTGAGGGGATGTTAAATGGTGAAAATGCAATTAAATCACTTGGCAAAATGTTACTTGGTTTAATTAAAAAATTAGTTGCTGCCGCTGTTGCTTCTTTAGTTTTAAGCACTTTATTAGGCGGTATTGGCATAGGTAGGATAGGAGATACAGCGACTAAATTTGGTGCTATATTTTCTAAAATAACTGGGTTTGACAAAGGCGGTATTGTATCTGGGCCAACTCTTGGCTTAGTCGGAGAGTATCCAGGAGCATCTTCCAACCCTGAGGTAATAGCTCCTTTAGATAAATTAAAATCAATGATTGGTGATAGAGGTGGCTCATCAAACGTACAAGTAAGCGGCCAATTTGCACTTAAAGGTCAAGATCTAGTTGTTGCATTACAAAGAGCAGATAGAAATAGAAATAGAATTAAATAATGGCATACGAGGTAAAATTTAGATTAGAGTTTTCAGATGTACTTGGCAATGGCAAAAAAATAGAAATTTTAAAAGATGGTTATAGCGATACCGGACCAGTATATGATTTAGTAGCAACAGATGATCCTTTACAAATTACATGGGATCAAGATGATAATTTTTATGATCCTATAATCGGCTCAACTTGTCAAATAAATCTTTTTGTTACAGATTTAACAAATTATGATAATTTTTATGATGCAGATGAACGAGAATATAAAATAAAAATTTCTTATAAAGATTCTGGTAATAATTATCAAACCTATTGGCAAGGTTGGTTATTAGTTGATCAGTTTCAAGAAGCTGTTACAACAACTCCTTATCCTATAACTTTAAGAGGTTATGATGCATTAGGTAGTTTAGATGGCTTTACTCAGCCATTAGTTACCTCAAGCGGTACTGAACTTGCTGGTGTTTTTATGGTTCATATACATGAAATTTTAGAAAATATAGATTTAGGTTTTGATATTTATGTGTCAAATGATATACAAAGAGATGGTGCAACAAGTAGTTATAACGT